ATTCAAATTACGCTATAAATGAATGATTTATAATCTTTAAAAACAATTAAGTGAGGCTACAAAAAAAATCAAAACTAATGGAAATCTTGCTGTTTTTTTTGTCCTTTTTTCTTTAATGCGTATGAATGAAATTCGTAGCATGAATAATTACACAAGTCTTTCTGAGTGTTTGGAGGTTATACATAGTGGGCAAGATTTTTCTGTGAAATTTAGAACTTTCAATAGAATGAATAAATCAGGAGGGAGGTTGATAGAAATACATTCGGTAAAGTTGCTTACAAAAAAAGAGGTAAAAGAAAAGGCTCTTGTCAACAAAGATAGTTTGGTTAAAAAAAATCCAAATCATTATGACAATAGAACTAGAAACTTATTGCTTCCTAACAACGAAATCAGAAAGGTTAATATTTTATTTATAACAGAGTTTAATGGAGAAAAAGTAATTTACTGATGATAAATTTAGGTGCAGGTGTTTATGCGTTCAATTCTGGCAGAAGTTTGGCTGTGTTCAATACCAAAAAAATGCCAAAAGACAAAACATTAATAAGCGTAAAAGTCAAAGATGAAACAAACACTTCGAATGTAAAGAATTATAAAGTTGTCCCGTGGGGCGAGGGCAATGTTGGACCATCTTCTTTTATTGAAAAATACAAAAACAATGCCGCTACAGTGGGCGGATTAAGAGTCTTAAAATCCACCATGTTTGGCTGTGGTTTAACCCTTTACAAAAACTATGAAGAGAACGGAGAGTGGATAAAAAAACAAGTATCGGAAAGGGCGTATCCCGAAATAAAAAGTTTCTTTTTAGAAAACAAATACCAACGATTCAATATTGATTTGATTTCTGACCTAGAAACGCACTACATCGCTTTCCCTGAATTTGTTGTCAGTGATGGTAAAATTGTAAGAGTAAAAAGACACCGAGCTTCATGGTGCAGGGTTAGTAAACAAAATGAGGATAATTTCGAGATTGAAAAGGTTTTCATCTGCTCCGATTGGTCTATGGTGAAAGAGGACAATGTTGCCATGGTCGATTGCATAGATTGGACTTGGACCATTGACGAAATCAAAGAAAAGGTCGCCAAAAACAAAATAAGAAACTTTATCATGCCCATTGGTTATACGATGGACGATGAAAGTTATTATCCAAATGTAGATTGGCACTCGGTTTATAGAAATGGTTGGGTCGATGTGGTGGCTTCTATTCCAGAACTAAAAAAATACATTTTTGAAAATCAGCTACACTTTAAGTATATCATTTATGTGGCAGAAGATTATTTTGAGAATAGATACAAAGGCGACTGGGACGAGTTCACGCCAGAGCAAAGAGAGGAAAAAAGAAAAGAAATGTCAAACGACATAAATAGTCATTTGACGGGTAACAAGGCTGGTGGCAGGTCTTTGAAATCTCCTGTGTATAAAGATAAAAACGACCAATGGGTAAAAGGAATCGAAGTCATCCCAATTGACGACAGATTAAAAGATGGCAACTTTTTGCCAGACGCATCTGCAGGAAATTCAGAAATTTTATTTGCCATGGGCGTTGACCCAACACTCATTGGCATGGGAATCCCTGGTGGTAAAAACCTATCAGGTTCAGGGAGCGACAAAAGAGAGGCGTATTCTCTACTAACCGCCAACATGCCTATAAAAAGAGCCACACCCATTGATATTTTCGAGTTTATTAAAAATTGGAACGAGTGGCCCGACGAAGTATCTGCCGATTTTCCAAACATTAACCTAACCACTTTGGACAAAAATCCAAACGGACAAACAAAAGTGCAACTATGAACACCATTGTAAAAGATTTAATACAACTCAAAAATCATGTTTCCATAAAGGGTGCTTTTGATTTTCAATTAATCAAACCACAAATTGCCGAGGCAAGGGATAGGTTCATCGTTCCATTCATTGGTAAAGAGCAGTACAGTTATTTCGCAGATTTAACCACCATTCCCACCGATGTTTTATCTGTTTATGAAGCCATCGAAAAAGCGGAGTCCAATTTTGCCGTCTATCTTTCTGTGCCAAGAATGGCTGTTGAACTCACAAACAGCGGATTTTCTACGCTAAACAACAAAGAAAGTAATAACTCCAACTGGCCCGAAAGAAAAGATTTTGAACGATCCTTACTAAAAACCGCTTTTTTTTCTTTAGACAAAGCCATTGCATTATTGAGTGAAAACCCAACGCTATTTACCTTTTTCAATAATTCTTCTTTTATCAAAAACACAGATGGATTGATTGTAAAAAGTTTGGGCGAATTTCAGCAGTTTTTTAATTTAAACAACAGCCCTCAAACCTTTTACCACTTGGTTCCCACCATGCGAAATATAGAAATGAATTATATAGACAAATGGCTCAACCCAACTTGCAAAGCACAGGTTTTAGCAAATGCCGATATTAAAAAAATGTTAGAAGCCGTAGTAGTGGCTTATACCATAGCTCAATCCGTTGGGCAGTCTAGTTTCAAAACAGAAAACGGAGGCATGGTTTTTAGGTTCGAGCAATTGCCTTGGGAAACTTCAATCAAGCTAGACCTTAACGCAATAGAAAACATAAAAAACACCCAAACCGAAGTAGCAGAAAATGCACTTTCCATAGCAAAACAAAAAGTAATGACCGATTTTCCCTGTGCCTCAAATGATTTTTTAATGCGTGAAAACCTAAAACTAAAATCTGGACTTTACCTCTAAATTTTTGTCCTTTTTATTGAGGGCGTTATTATAGAACTTTGGACTTATGAGCGAATTTGAATTACAAAGAATACCTGAATTAGACGAATTATCCATCTCGCAAAATGGCGATTTTTTACTCATTCATCAAATTACGACCGACACAACGTTTAAAATCACAAAAGCCAATTTTTTAGCTGGGTTCATCAATTCACTCTCAGATTATTATAACAAACAAGAGGTAGAGTCATTGGTTACTGGTTTCATTAATGATTTGTTAAACGCCTCCTCCACCAAAACCTGGTCTATAAACAAAATAAAAAGTTTTATAGAGGCTGAGTTAGATTCATTGCAAATGTCAAATGAATTAGACTTAATGGTAACCACAGACGGACAAACTGTTTTTAATGTTTTTCAGAATATAACCAATAGCAACTTAAATATAAACGGGGCAGACTATTATCAAAACCATTATTACACAATATCTTTTAACGCTCCAAACTGGCAACTGGTTTGGAACAATCAATTTGAATTAGAAACTACCGACAAAATAAAACTTAAATATTAACAAATAAAATAAATAAATCATGGCACTATTAAAAGGCAAACAAATTCAAGACGCTTCAATAACGAAGCAAAAATTAAACTTAGTAACACCAACGCTTACAAACGACCCAGCAACAAAGGATTATGTAGATACTTTGGTTGCACAGTCTATTTCTAACCAAGATTGGAAAAATAGCTGTCGTGTGGCATCAACTGGAAACATTACCATCGCAACAGCACCAGCAACTATTGATGGGGTTACCCTATCAAACGGCGACAGAGTCTTATTGAAAAACCAAACCACCGCTTCGCAAAATGGTATTTATATATTCAATGGTTCTGGTTCTGCAATGACTAGAAGCACCGATGCGGATTCTTCATCAGAAGTAACCCCACAAATGGCAGTTTCTGTAGAAGAAGGAACGGCTAATGCATCAACATCTTGGAGGCTATCTAATACAGGGGTTATAGTAGTAGGCACAACCTCTTTGACCTTTCAGTTATTCTTTTCTGTTACAAGCCCTGTTTTAAAAACACAAAACAAAAACATGACAGCTTCTGTAACAAGTGCTGATTTCTCTTTGGCTTGTGCAGCCTCAATAGCTTTAACACCTGCTAATGGCGGTTATGTTATGGTTATGGTAAACGGAAACCAAGAAACATTAGGCGATGGAGTAAAAACAAGGTCTTGCTATTTCAGTGCAGATAGTGGAACAACCGCTAAAGCTATTGCGAGTATAGTGGCAGGAGATTTACTATACTGGGTAGGTTCGGTAGCTGGTTACCAATTAGATGCAACAGATATAATTGACTTTAATTACCAAGCGTAAAAAATGGCTAAGATGAAAGCTAAACAGATTCAAGGGCTTACCGCTAGCTCTCTAACCCCATTAAATGAAGGCAACGGGATTGGACATGTAATTGCAGGTAGAAACCCCGCATTTTATGGTAATGTAGGACTCGACTCAATAGATCTTAGTTATTCTGATTCAGAATCTACTGAGTATGGAGCCACAGGCCCATTAGCAGTAGTAGTGGGGTCTTATAATATTGGAGCAGGTTATAATTGTTATGTGCAAGGAGAGGGTAATACTGTTTCTAATACATCTTATAATTCCCATACGGAAGGAGGAGGTAATTATAATCAAGGAAGTTACAGTCATGTAGAAGGTGTAGGTCATAATGTAATATCTAATAATTCACATACTGAAGGGGCTAATAATAGTAATAATGCTAATAACTCTCATATAGAAGGTGTTAGCAATACTAATACACCTCTTTCTAATAGTTCACACACTGAAGGAGCTAATAACTATAACGACGGAACTTACTCTCACGTAGAAGGACAAGGTAATTATTCTAGAAGTCAAAGTGAACATAGCGGAGGTATGTGGGGTACTGACTATACTGCTGCTGATGATGATACTGATAGATTAGTTAATTATGGTAATGGTTCTGACTCGAGTAATAGAAGTGATGCGTTTACTGTATTTAAAAATGGGGCAGTTAGAATATTCAGGGCAACATTAGCTAGTATTACTAATCCACTATCGGGAATGATTATATTTAATAGTGAATCTTCTAATAGACCTACGGTATATAATGGGTCTGCATGGAAAGGATTAGCTTATACGGACGATACCGTGCCTACTGCTAATCTACAGCAAGTGACCGATATAGGAGCTACTACCAATAAGGCCGTATCTACTAGAGGATTAAACAGTGCGGCATTAAATGATGAGGGAACTGGGGTTACGGGGTCATCTCCTAGTGGGGTTGGAGTGCTTGGTGTGACAACTGAATATGGAGTGGCTGGTAGATTTGAATCGACTAATGGAGCTCCTGGCAATAATATATTAGAAGTAATTAGAGGTGGAATGAAATTTTCTGTGGGATGGGAAGGTGCTGCTAGATTCTTTGTTACCGCATTATCAAGCATAACGCTTCCATTTAGCGGAATGCTCATTTTCAACTCTGGAGACAACAATAGACCCCATATTCATAATGGAAGTTCATGGAAAGGATTAGCTTATACGGACGAGTTAGCAGGAACACCTAATGTATTCATCCAACAAACAGAGCCAGGTTCTGCTACGCCATTCATTTGGTTTGAAACCAACGCATTAGGAGAAGTAATAGATATTAAACAATCAATTTAAAAATTATGCCAACACAAACAATTTTAGGTGGAATAAACCAAGAAGAAACTCAATTAGAAATAAAAGACTTGACCCAAGCTATCTATGATTTAGCCAATGGGTTAGCATTTCTAATGAATGTAAAAGGTGTCTCAGCAGATTTAAGAGCAACTATCATAAACACAGTTGCAACAACCATTTCAAGCGGTACAGTTACAACTGTTTCTACGCTTAGTAATGTGGCTGGAATTGGAGGTTTTGCACCTAACAATCAAATACCAGCGTTAATGAACATGACTGCTCAATCAAATATTAATAACATCATAATTACTTAAAAAATGGCAATTACAAATCAAAACACGCCTATCGTTCACCGTAAAGAATGGCAGATGATGACTCCAGCACCTGTTGTAAGTTCAGCTGGTTCTTTTGTTATAAATAGTTACAAAAACAACAACGATTTATCTTTGTTTGTTTTAAATTCAACAACCCACTACCTTTATTCAACGCCACAAGATTCTTGGGTACAAATACCAAGTATGGCTTTGGCAGGTACTTTTGGTGGTGGGTCTTGTGGAACGCAAAGAAGATGGAGCAACACACTTACAGCAAATGGAGGTAGCACCACAACAGCAACAACCACAGCAATTATAAGTAGTTTGGGTGTAGGGCGTGTTATTAGATTTTTAACTGGGGCAAACGCAGGGATTGAAAGAACTATATCAAATATAATTGTTAATGCATCAGGGACTAGCACCATTCAATTTACAGCGTTACCAAGTGCAGTGGCAAATACAGACACTTTTGCTGTTGATTCAGGCTTATTTTTGGTACTGAACGCAGGTACGGTTGCTTCGGGAAGTTATAAAAGTTATGACCCATTGACTGGTGCAATTACCACACTCGGGATAACTGGTTTGGCTGCAGGATTAAATACGGACGGTATATTAACAAGCACATCAAGTGTTGAGATTTTTGCTACAGGTACAGCAACAAGTGCAACAAGTACAACTTTGGTAAATAGTGCAAAAACTTGGAATACGGGAAAATGGATAAATTTTCAGGTAAGAATAACCGCTGGAACTGGAGTAGGTCAAATCAGAACCATTACAGCCAATACAGGGACAACACTCACCGTATCAGCATGGACGGTAACGCCAGACGCAACAAGTCAATATGTGATTGAGGGTAATGACGACTTTGTGTATTTTGTTGGTAACAACTCTGTAACCATGTACAGATATTCTTTTTCTGGTAATACGTGGGTAACGATGGCACCAACAACAGCAAGAGCAGTTGCACCAACTTTTGCAATATGCAATTTATGGATTCAAAAAACTGGGGACACGAATTTTGATGACGAAAATACAGGTAATGCAGGTCGTTACTTATATAGTTTCAGGGGTGGGGCGACCTCTAATTTAGATAGATTTGATATAACAGGTGGAACTGCAGGGGCTGGTGCTTGGGCGACAATAACTTATATAAATCAAGCAGAAACGTTTGGGAATGGTTCAAGTTTTGATTGGGTTGGCAAAAATATTGTTATAAGAAAAGAGGCCACAAATAGGCTATTTAGTTACGATGTGGTGGGCAATGTTCTAATGCCCTTAAGTACAAATTTATACCCAGACGGAACGGCTTTGGTTGGTAAAAAAATATGGATTAACAACTACTCAGAAAGTGGTGTCGTTAAAATAAACTGGGTTTATTCTTTGCTAAACAGTAGTAATATTGTTCATAGGATGATGTTGATATAAAATTATAATAATTGAAAGAAATGATAACATCAGCACAATGTTTAAAAAAATACGGAGACCCAAATTTATTGGCTACCCAAAACAAACATTTTATTATTTGGGAAGTTCCAATGGACATAAGAAACGCATTTAGTCATGTTCGGTTTTCGGCAGTTGGTACAATTGGTTTTCCTAAAAGGATATTTGTCAATAAAGACTTTTTACCTGTACTAGAAAAATCGCTAAAAAATGTGGTTAGTAGAGGCTTTTCAAAAGAATTGAAGACTTGGGATGGTTGTTTTATGATTAGGAGCAAAAGAGGGCTAAAATCCTTGTCGCTTCACTCTTGGGCGTTGGCTGTTGATGTCAATGCTTTTGAAAATCAATTAAACCAAATTCCCAAATTAAGTAGTGGCTTCGTGAAATGTTTTACAGATTCAGGTTGTGAATGGGGCGGAAATTGGAAAAGAAAAGATGGTATGCACATGGAAATTGCATCTATATAATGTCGCACTTTCAGTAAATTTGATTATATTAGTAATAAATAATAAAATTATGAGTTGGTGTCAAATTGAAGAAACAAATTATGAAGTTTCTGAAACTGGTAAGGTCAGAAACAGAAAAACAAAGGGATTAAAAAAACTAAGAAACGGAGGTACATCTCCTTATTTGTTGGTTCAAATTTATATTTCAAATGGAAAAAGAAAAAATTATTTAGTACATAGATTGGTGGCTAAATATTTTATCAGTAACCCTGAAAATAAAGAGCAAGTAAATCATAAAGACAGAAATAAACTAAATAATCATAAAAATAATTTAGAATGGGTTACACCAAAGGAAAACATGAAACATCATTATGAAAATGGAGGGGTTAAAGTAAATAATCAAACATATAAAGGTAAATTCGGTAAAGAACATAATAGAAGTATTGAAATAACTTGTAATGGTATTTTATATAATGGTATTTCTGAAGCAAGTAGAGTAACAGGTGTTGGCATTAGTACAATACATTATGGTCTTAAAAACAATAAACCAGTAAAAGGTATGCACTTTCAGATAAAAAAAAATTAAAACGAACGATATGAAAAACGAAATCCCAAAAGAAATAGAAAATGTGTTGAACTATGGTGCTAAAATGTATGCAGACAGTCCAGCTACTACAAACGCTGGACGAGTGTTACGCTTTTTAGCAAGATTTGTAACGGTAGATACGGTGGTTAAATTGTTCGCACATAAATTAAGTTAGCCGTGAGTTTTAAACAGGTTTTTTTGGGGGTTTGTGCGTTACTGGTGGGTAGCTACTCTTTAGCCGACATTTGGGCTGGATTCATATCTGCCAGTATATCTTCTTTATTTATTTTGAGAGTTTATCACGGCAGTAGATTTTTGGTAAAAGTTAAATTGGCAGATGTGTTGATTTGGCTTTTAGGTGTATTCATTTCTATGCGAGGATGGTCGTTCTTTCAAGAATTATCGGGAATTGATATGCTATCAAATGAGCATTTTAAAGATTCTGTTTTAATTGGATTTGCTACTGGAGTTATAAACACCTATTTGTATGTCAAAAATTATGACCCGATTAAAAAGTTTTTGGAAAAACATTTAAAATAACCATGCTCCCAATACATTTCAATGTACCAACAAACTGGGACGATGTCCCAGAAAAAAAAGCAGGAAAAATTTTACACCTCATTTTTTCTAAAGAAAACCACACTGTGGTTTCTATGCTAAAAATTCTTGTGATTCTTTTCCATACAGGCTCACTTCTATCATGGATCAAATTGTTTCGGTTATTTACGCTCGTTCCCTTGTCCGAATTGTCCATTTATACAAAATTTATCTACGAAAAAGCCAACAGAACTGTATTTCCTCAAACAATTACCATAAAAAAATACAAATTCTATGGCCCCAAACCAAGGCTAACCGATTTAACCATTGAAGAATTTTCTTTGGTCGATGCCATTTTTATGCAATGGATCAAAACAAAAAACGAAATTGACCTAGACAGACTTGCCACCATTTTATACCGACCAAAAACCAACGGCGTTCGGCATCCTTTTGATAAAGAAACCATTGCCTCGTTTGGACATATTATTCCCAAAGCACACATCAACACTAAACTTTTAATCGCCTTTGCCTACATGGGCAGCCGACTGGAAATTGTCAATAAATATCCTTTGATTTTTCCTAAACCAAAAAAAGAACAAACCGAAAAACCTAAAAATAAAACAGAAACCAAAGGCGGTTTCAAACAGTTGATTCAACTCATGGCTATGCATGAAATGAAACCTTTAGGCGATTTGCACAAAGTGAAACGAACCAATGTTTATGATTTTTTTGACATCATCACAGCCGATATGTTACGAGTAAAAGAACTAGAAAAAGCCTACAAAACATGAATTTAACATACAAAGGAATCCTAGACTATTTTAACTATTTAGCCACCAACCACAAACAAATCAAAAGTTTTGTTGGTTTTTCTTACAACGAATTGATGGACAAAATCAGTGCCTACGATTCGCCCGACTATCCCATGCTGGTATTGTTTGCCTACGAAGGTGGGTTGAACGCAAATAAGCAACGAACCATCGCCAAAAGAGAAGTGGGTTTTTCTATTTTGATGCAACCTAACGACCCAAGAGACAACGCCGAGCGATACAATTTAATCGGTCAAGCAGAAGAAATTGGGTTCCAAGTTTTGTCAAGAATAAACCATGACTCGCTGGTCGAAAATCCAAATTTCTCTTGGCTCTATCGCAATTTCATAAAAGACAATGTTTCTTTCAACGAACTTTTTTTAGAAACCAATCAGTCTTTGTGTGGGATGGAATTTAAAATAACCCTCGAAACACCCGAACCTATTCCACTCAAACAAGAAGATTGGCTCGATACGATTGTGGCTTGTCAGTAAAATTATAAAAAAACACAAGCAAAAGTTTTCTTTTTGAAAACATTTACTATCTTTGTGTTGTGAAAGTGCTAGTAAAAAAAACAATTTTATTTTATACTAAGAAATATCCCATTGGAGAAAAGCCTTTATTGATTTGGTGTAATGAGTTTTCTAAATTGGAATTCAACAATTTCAATGAATTAAAAATCGTTTATAAAAACGCCAGTATTGTAAACGCCAACAGGGTTGTTTTTAATATCAAAGGAAATGATTTTAGACTAGTAGTTTCACTAAACTTTAACCAAAACGCATGTTATGTGATTTGGTTTGGAACACATAAAGAATACGATAAAATTAATGTAGAAACAGTATCGTTTGATACTACAATTTTAACCAACAAAAAATAAGTATCATGAATTGGAATATATTAAAAACAGAAGAAGATTACAATAAGGCCAGCATTCGTATGATGGAAATATTTAATGCAGAACCCAACACACCAGAAGCAGACGAATTGAATTTATTGGTTCTTTTAATAAAAGACTATGACGAGAAGCATTACCAACTTCCAGAACTAGATGTCTTGGAGATTATAAGATACAAAATGAAAGAATTGGGTGTGAAATCCAAAGAATTAGAACCCATTATTGGAAGTAAAGGACATGTTTCTTCGGTTCTTTCTGGAAAAAGAGAAATCACGCTAAAAACAGCTCGTAAATTGAGAACTTTTTTTAATCTACCCGCCGATGTTTTTTTGCATAGCATTTGATTGAGCAAATATTTAAAATATTTAAGCCACCACCCAACAAGGTGGTTTTTTGTTTTTCCAAAAAATGTTTTTACATTCCATTATGAAAATGTACTCATTATAAACTATAAAGAAATAAATTATGGCTTGGATATTATCGTTAGTATTATGGATTGTATTAATTATAGAGGCTAGAAATCATAAAAAGAAAATAATTACACTAAAAGAATCTTTAAGCAATGAACGAACCGCCTTTTCTAATTTAAAAAACAAACATGACGAAATAGCTGTTTTAAAATCAAAGTTGGAGAAATATCAAGGAGTTTTAGATGCCGAAGAAAAATCCAAAGAAATTATTAACCAAGCTAATAAAAAATTACTAGAGGCTATTTCAGAAGCAAAATCAATAAAATCGGAGGCTAAAACTTATACCGTTAATTTTAAAAAAGACTCAAATATAAAAATGATGCAAAACAATAATAATGAAGAAATTGATTCTTCTGAATATTCAAATCTTTATTCTGACACATTTAATGAAAATATAGTTATTGATGAATACCAATATATTGCAGCTAGCAAAAAGAATGTCTCAGATTTGTTGGGGGTGGGAGATGTTGATTTAATGATAGAAAGAGCTGGTAAAAATTGTCATGGTTTTAAAAAACTTTACAATTATCATGTAGAAATTTATAATAACAATGAACTAATTACCTCTATTTTATTGTTTTATATGATATATTTTACTTCTCATTTAAAGAGTTATGCTCACTTAAAATCAAATCATCAAAATCTTTATGATTTTTGTGTTTTAGATGTTATAAAGTATTTAAATGAAACCATTCATATAAAAAAAAGATTGAAAACCAGTAATCCAGGTCTAGGTGAAGATGATATTTTATTTTTTAAATCAAAACAAATTAAATCTTCTTATAAAGAACCACAAAAAGTGGATTCACATCATTTGTTAAATTCTAAAAAAGTTGTTATTACTGGTATATTTGAAAAATTCCCATATAGGGATGAAATGGCTAAATGGCTACATGATGTTGGGGCGGATGTAAACACATCAATCTCATCTAAAACGGATTATGTTATTGTAGGAAGGAATGCTGGTCCTAAGAAATTACAACAAATAGAAAGTTTAAAAACAAAGGTATTGACAGAAGAAGATTTTATTGCTTTATTTCCTAATGATAAACCAAAATATAGCTGAAAGAGGAGTTTACCCATTTTTTTGTTTCTCAAGTTCATCGAGGTTTTGCCTCATATCCTGTATAATTTCTTTTGCAGTTTTTTCTTTGGTAGAAATAAATAGTTCTTTTATATCAACATCTAAGGCTTTGGCTATTTTTATTAATAACTCATATCTTGGTTGTCTTTTGCCATTTACTATTAAACTAAAAGCATTTTCTGTAATACCAATATTTTGAGCTATTTCTTTCCCAGAAAGTTTTTTATCTCTTATTATTGACTTTATTGTAAGTAAATTTTCCATGAGCAAATATAATTAATTATCGTATTTGTATTATTAATTATGTAAAAATTATCTTAATTGTTTGTTTTTATTATTTTAACTGTTATATTTGCATCATATAAATATAACAAAAACAATAATTATGGAAAATCTAACCCAGTCCAGCCAAGATTCTTATAAAGAATTTGAGGCTAAATTCTACCAGCTTTTTGATGTGGTAGAACCCTTGGCACACAGCCATGTTCCCATCCAAAACCATTTGCGAGTGTTGTCTAAAATGTATAGCTTGGCTATCGTTAAGGAGCCACGAAAACAACATGAATTTTCAGAAACCTTTGAACCCCTTATGCTATTTTTGGCAAAAGCCTTGGGCAACCCCGATGTTTTGGAAGAATACGACGAATTTGAGGACGAAATAGACGACGACTTTCTGTTTAGTGTTTTTGAAAGACCTATCTCTAATTGTTTAACCACTAAATCTTAAGCCACCATGCAAACACAATATTTGAAAACAACAGAAGATAAAGTCAGAGTTTTGAATCTGATGGAAGATTTGGTGGAATACGAGGAGTTTATGTATATTTTGAATTGGTCAATAAAGCGACTACCAAAATTGGTAAGAAATTTAGAAGGAAACCTTACGGAAAAACAAACAGAAAATTTGAATAAAATATCTGAATTTTCTTTAGAAATTTTAGACGGAATAACTGGCGAATATGAATAATATGAAAAAAATCATCGCCCAGCATTTTATACCTGCTTCTCCACAAGACGGAGGGCAGGTATTAACCCTAGCAGAAATAAAAGGATTGTTAAACCAAATCATTCCCACCAATTATTTGTTCGAGGAAGACATACACCTAGCCTTAGAAGAATTGGGTTTTAAAAGTTTTGTTAGTCAAGAGCAAATCACTAAATTGGGCTATGGTATAAAAATCAACACACAATGAAAATTTTAATGTATTTTGTCCTGCCTTTTCCCATTTGGATTTTATGGGGAAATTATATCAGCGAGGATAGTTTTTTTCAAATGCTTGGTAGTTATATTATTTTTATTATTCCCCTGCTTTTGTGTGGATTAATTGCCTACTATTTTTTTATAAAGCCCATTTTTTTTGATTGATGAAATTCAAAAACTAATAACTAACTTTGCATTAAAATTATGGAGCATTTAAAAAATAAATCCGAAATGAATTTAAGTGCCGCTGAATTTTTGCATAAAAACAATTTTTATTCATCTGTTATTCATTGTGCTTATTATAGTTGTGTCCAATTAATGAAACATATATGGTTAAATTCAATGGAAAAATCAGAAGACGATTTAAGAAAATTAAATGTTATTGCTAACAAAGGTTCTCACGAAGTTTTAATAAATCAAATGAAAGGTTTTATAAAAAATAAATCTCAAAATGAAAGGCAATACTATAAAGATATTATAGCATTGAAAAGACTAAGAGTAAATGCAGATTACAATAATATTTCTATTGACATCAATAAAAGCGAACAATCAATTAGATTATCAAAGTCTACTCAAAATATTTTAAAAAAATGTATATGAATAATCCAACGGCTTTTATAAAAAAATCTTTAACGGATTTAATTGAATTGTTTCCAGAAATTCGTGTTAGGTATGAATACGATTCTTCTGCAGATGTTCATTGTATTGAGGTTATACCGAAACAAACTTATTATCTAAATGAAAATTTTATTGATTTGGAAAATAATTTAACTGATAGATTTATAGAATTGTTTCCTGATCAAAATATTTATTTTTTCACAGATGATTCAATTATTGGCATTAATAATGTTGATTTTGAATTAGTTGGTTCTAAATTTAATAATTTTATTTCTATTGCTGATTATGATTTGGTAATACAAGCAGAACCCACTTTTGACTCAAAGGAATTAAATATTGAAAATAGTATTTCCTCTTCTATTGAAATATTTAATAGTGTTTTAATTCAAAAGGTAGAAGAAAGTACAGTATTTGTAGGCTCTGTAAATGCTTTAAAGTCTGAAAATCAAAACTTGCCGTTTATTTTTAACAATTGTTTTCTAGCTGCATAATGGAAGAAAATAAAAACAACCAAATTGAATCTGGTCTGAAGTTAAATAATTTAATATTACTAGAAAGTAATTTTAACCGAGTGCCAAATGTTACATTTAATAACGATAAGATAAGTAAAAACATAAATATCAATGTAACTGTACAAGTTAAAGATAATATTATTTTTGTTACCGAGAAACTAGACTATACCCAATCATTTAATGAAATTCAAGAAGTCAGCTGTACCATAATTATGGCTGGTATTTTTGAAAAAATAGGTGAAACTGAAATTACAGACTTAGACCAATTTGGTCGAGTTAATGGGGCTGCAATTATTTTCCCCTATATAAGAGAGCATCTTTCTAGTCTTTCTTCTAAAGCTGGATTAGGTTTAATCTTACTCAGTCCAGTAAATTTCACGCATTCTTCTTAATTCATAATTAATTTATTTTCATAAGAAACAAAACGGACATTCTTTGTCCGTTTTTTTGTCCTTTTTTTTGGCTTGTGCTTACTGCAAATTTGTGGTATGAATAAATTGATTCAAGAAAAAGCCTTATCTCAAATTGCAGCAAAAATCATTCAATCTAATATTAGAAATGAAATCAGTTCTACTTTTGAAAGAAGAAGTGGAGCGTTAAGTAAATCCGTTGTTTTATCAAAAACAAATGCTTTTGGTAATGTAAGGTTAATATTAAAAGGACCCAAATACTCTTTCATACAACATTATGGTTATACAAGAGAGTATAAAAGCGGAAAGGTGTATGTTTCTCCACCCAAAGAACATATTTCTAAGGCTGTGGGAAACATTCCGTTTGAATTGGCAGCACAATTATCGGCATTATGGTCTATTGAATTTGGTGCTTTAATAAAAACTAAGAATAATGGCTGATAAACAAACGATTCACAAAATACTGGTTTCAATCAATGGAACGGAGGTCAAAAACAATTTGGCAACAGTTGGTAAAACAGCGGCTCAATTAAACCGAGAATTACGAAATTTAGAAAACACAGACCCCAGTTTTAACGAAAAAGTGAAACAACTGCGAACGCTCAACGGAGAGTACAAAAGAATGCGTTCCGAAATTACTGGCATACCAACACTATTCGATAAAATCAAAGGAGCTATTGGTGGTTTAGGAACTGCATTGTCTGGCTATGTTGCTATATCTTCAATTTTTAGTGCTGTTGGCAAGGGCATACAAGTAATAAAGGATTTTGATTTGGCTATGTCTGAATTTGCTGGGGTTACGGGCATGGCTAAAAGTGAACTGGGAGATATGAAGCAAATGTTTATTGATTTAAGCACTCAATCCCAATTTACGGCTGTTGATATAGCAAAGGCAGGGGTTGAATTATCTAAACTGGGTTTTTCTAACGAACAAATAAAAGAGTCTTTTGATCAAATTATACTTGGTGCAACCGCTTTTGGTTCTGAAATTCCTGCTGTGGCTGAATTATCTGCCGCTACAATGAACGCTTTTGGCTTAGAAGCGAAAGATACAGACCGTATAATGAATGTTTTGGCAGCATCTGCCAATAAAACAGCCGCAGGATTTGATGATTTTCAAATTGCTTTACCAAAATTTGCTGCAGCTTCAAAGGCATTAAATGTTTCCTTAGAAGAATCTAGCGCATTGTTCGGTTTGCTTAGAGATAATGGTATTCGTGCCGAATCGGGTGGGGTTGCAATTCGTAACCTGTTTTTGAAATCTGCTGAAATGGGACTTACTTATAGCCAAGCACTTGATAAAGTAGCCAAAAGTTATGATCCAGTAGTAGCGGCAGGTAAAATGTTTGGTTCTGAAAATGCTACACAAGTGCTTGTTCTAGCCAAAAATAGAGATAAAATAAAAGAATATACGGCGGCAGTAACCAATCAAGGTAATGCCTTGCAGGATTTAGCCGACAAAAAAATGGATTCTTTGAGTGGGCAGTTTAAAAAATTAAGTGCTGCCTGGGATGCTATGATTTTGAGTGCTGATTCTGGTAATGGTGTATTAAGTGGTTCAATAAAATGGTTGTTAAAATTGGGTGTTACTTTATTAAACATAATTAATCCAACGAGATTATTAAATGAAGAGCAACAAAGATTTACTGAAAAGGTGGCTTTTGTGGGTAAATTAATTGGAATAACCCTAACGGCTTTGGTTTCTTATAAAACAGCGTTAGCTCTTATTGAACTATGGAATACAAGGGCAACTGCCAGTGAATCTTTAAAAGCCGTAGCCCAAAATGCGTCAAGAGTTGCTACCATAGCCACAACAGCTGCTTCAATCTTATATTATACAGCTTTAGGGGTTTTAACATTTAATTTGGGAATGGTTAGCCGTGCCATGACTGTACTCAAACTAACTATGCTGTCCACTCCTTTTGGTGCCGTTGCTGCTCTTGTTGGTGGTGCAGTTGCAGCATATTATCTATTTTCTAAAAGCACTTCTCAAGCAGCTGCCAACCAAAGGGCTTTTAATGATACTCTAAACGAGGCGAAAAAACAAACAGCATCAGAAAGATTAGAGATTGAAAAATTATTTAAGATAGCTAAAGACGAAACAAACTCTAAAAAAGAGCGGTTGGATGCAATTAAAAAAATGAATGAAATTTCACCAGAACATTTGAAATTTTTGAATTTAGAAAACATCAATACTAAAATGGCATCAGAAGCTGTTAAAGCTTATACTAAAAATTTATTAGACAACGCCAGGGCAAAAGCTATTGCAGATAAAATAACCAGTTTAGACCAAGAAAAATCAGATATAGAAAAGAAATCGCTTAGTGATTTTGAAAATAATCCATTCCAAAGGTTAAGTAACTCTATATTTGGTAAATCCGAATACAAAACATTAAAAGAAGCAATTTCTGCAGCCAAAAAATTAGCAGAAGAAGCCAAGTTAACAGGAAAAGAATATGATGATTTTGTTAATAATGCCAGATCGTATTGGATAGATAACGCAAATAGAAAAACAGAGGAATTAAATACCACTATAAGAACAAAAAACAAACTATACAGTGAGTTGTTGGTTTTAACCAAAAAAGGAATGGGTAAAGACCCTGTAGACCCACCAACTGAACCAGGACTACCTGAAACTAACAAAGAAAAAGAAAAACATGACTACGAAGCAGACAGGCAAAAAGCAATCAAAGAACTGCGAGATTTGGAATTTGAATTGGAAAATGAAAAGCTGAGCATTAGAAGTGAAAGTGAGCAAAAAGAATTAGACCAGCTAAAACAAAGCCATGAAAAGAAAAAATCAGAAATTCTGTTTGCTATTACAGAGGAAAATTCGAGTATCCTAAAACTTAAAGACGAGTTAGCCAAAACCACCGAAAAAACAGAAAAAGCACAGATAAATGCCCTACTCAAAGAAAAAGAAAGCATCTTAGAGGCTCACAACAAAAAGTTAACCGCAGTAGAGGATACTTATCTGTTCAACAAAGGAGCGATTGTAAACAAGTATAAACTGGAAGAATTCAACAAAAAGGAACTACAAAATAGCCGATTGTTAAAAATCCTGCAAACCAACCAAAACAATGAATTGGCAAGTATAGGGTCGTTGGAGGACGCTAAAAAACTATTAAAAGAAAAATATGGTGTAGCGGAAACCTCAAAAATAAAAACACTAGAGGAGGGAATCACAGAAATAAAAAAGCAGCAAAATTTAGAAAGGCTGGAGCAGGAAAAACAGCATTTAGAAGAGTTGGTAACCCAAATAGAAGCCACCAAAAACGACACCACCCAACCTTTAGATGAAGCCACACAAAGTAAATTACAAGAAATTATAGATGAGTACAAATTAAAGTTATCAGAACTGGGTGTGGATATTTCCAATATCAATTTGCCACAGGACGAAAAACCAAACAATGGACAAGATTTGTCCAAAATAGATGTTTTTGGATTTTCTGCGAAACAATTAGAGGACACCTATGATAAATTAGATACAGAAAAAGAAAAATTAGAGGCAGTAGCAACAGGAATAACTTTGTTGTCAAATGCTTGGGATATGTTTTACCAAGCCAATAGAAAAAACGCCGAAGCGGAACTAAATACATTTAACAAAGCTCAAAACGGAAAAAAGAAAGCCTTGCTCGACCAACTGAATAAAGGCATTATTTCTCAAGCACAGTACAAAGCCAAAATGGAGCAACTCGACGAAGAGAGCAAAAAGAAAGAGGCAGAAATAAAATACAAACAAGCAAAGGAGGATCACAAAATGAGGTTGAGACAGACAATTGCAAATGTAGCTTCAAATGTTATTACTTCTACTATGAACGCAGGTGGTGTTCCTTTCGGCTTATGGGCAGGTGCATTAGCATTAGCACAAGGAGCACTACAAATTGCAGCAATTAATGCAAACAAACCTGAGCCTCCTTCTTTTTTTATGGGTGGGCCCACCAATGGATTGGGTTTTACGGACAACACAGGACACGAAGTGGCTGGAATTGTACACGCCAATGAATATGTTATTCCAAAATGGTTGAGACAAGACCCACAAATTGCCCGAATGGAAAAATACATTGAAGCCAAACGACAAGGCAAACCCTCTTTTATGCAAGGCGGAGAAACCTCGGTTGTGAAAAACGACAATTTCAGTTCCACCAATATGGACTACGGAACATTAGTCCCAGTGTTAAATAAAATGTCTAATTTTTTAGAGTTGTTAGAGCGAAACGGCGTGATTGCCTATTTGTCTAACACGCCGAGAGAAATAAAAGAATTGAGACGACAAATTGAACAACAAGAATTTTTAGAAAAAAAAGTTAAAAAACAATAGATATGGATTGGAGAGGCGTCAAGGAAGCACAGCAGCCTACTAAAGGTTTTTATATTGACGATGGAAGCGTTTATGATACTGAAAAAACAATTGATTTGGTTTACTCGGCAAGTGACAACAACACCAAAACTTTTTCGTTTACCATAAACACTTTGTTACATAATAGTTTAGAGCGTTATCGATATGCTTTTACAAGAGAAAAAGTTTTTCTAACGGCCTCTGTTGTAGTAAACCAATACATTAGAATTGTTTCTGTTTATCCTAGTGGTGAAATTGACTTGAATCTCAACGATATTTTTGATGGGTACGGACATGATTTTCTAGATATAATAAATCCTGATGTTTTGTTGGTTAATCTAAACAATTTAGATGAATTAGAACCAGGTAATTATTCTTTTAAGATAAAACTAGAGCTTAAATCTATAACCCAAACATTCAATACTGGAAGACCAAGTGGCTGGGGACAGCCTAAAGAGAATTTTTATGTAGATACGCCACCCATAAAATACATAAACCTTAATATAATTATTGTAGAGGATGACCATGTTAAAGTAAATCCCAAACAACTTGAGTTTATAAAAAGGATAAACGAACCTGCTATTTCGGTGACTAAAAAACCAGTAACCATAGATTCCGATGTGGCTTGGCAATTGACACCGAACACCCATGTGTCGAGTGATGTTTTAAATGGCGTGAATAATGGGATTCTTAGCATTGGTTTATCGCCTTTGGCGGATGATTTAACCGAGGGTGAGTATTTGTTTGTCAATAGGGTAGCAAAAATAGATAACCCAGCGATATTCGATGAATTTTCGGTAAAATTACTTGTGAGTGCTTCCAATGGATTAAGCACAATTCCCACTAGTTTGTTTTTCCATACCATAAAAGGCATAAAAGTGCCACAGCCTATTCCAGTAAAAGTATATACTACAGGTGGTGGTTGGCAAATTACAAGTAAACCCAACTGGCTTGATGTCAGTAAAGACAACGGCGTGAGTGCTGAAACTATTTTTGTTTCGGTGATTGATTCAAACGATCAACAAGAAACAACGCTGACGGGAAGCATTGTTTTTACTTCGGGTGCAGAAACATTTAATTTGTCTGTGAGTTGGAGGTATGATTATTTTGTGGTGAATCCGTTTGTGGCAGGAACTATTTATTTTACAGACGACATAGATTCACAAACCAAAGAGGGCTACATTTATTTTAAAACTACACAAGATAATACTTATGCAAAAATCAACATTACGCTTGATGTGTTTGATTATACAGGAAAAAAAAGCACCATCAATAAATCATACCACACCTATTTTAACAAAGGAGAAGGTAGTTTTCATTTAGGAACTATTGTAAGGCAATTGATGGCTGAAATTGATTCGCCCATGAATACAGGCATTGATTTTAATACCACCATTTTAAAAAGCCAATACTTACCTGCCGATGTTTCGTTGAACATACAAGAAGTAAAATTCAATACTGGCGAAGTGATTAAACAAGGAGTTGTCCCTACTTTTAAAATGATTAAAGGAGCCAAACCCTCTTTTTTTGGCAAAGAAACAGGTGTTTTGTCGTCTTCGTTTGATTTTGTTTCAAAAATCACGCCATCGAGTATGTTGAGTTTGGGCTTTGTTGGTCAGCACCCAATGAAAGTATCGATTTTGGTAGATGGTTTTTTGAAAGACGAAATTTTAATGCCTGTTGATTCAAAAAACAACATCTACAATTATCATCGACCCGATATAAAAGATTTGGCGACGCCAGGGCAAACCATTGCAGTTGAAGTAGAAACACCCGAAAAAAAATACATAAAAGAATATTTCGTTTTTCCCGAGTCCATTGAAAGCACCATTATTTTATTTGAAAACGAATTTGGCGTGTATGAAAGTTTTGAGGCAACTGGCGGTAGAAAAATTGAGCAGAATTATAGTTTTAAAACCAATACCCTGCAAGTAGATGGTTATATATTTGACCGAAACGAAAGCATTTTGAACAAACCCATTGTTACACTGAATTCGGGCTATGTTTTGTTTGAAGAGCATATAATCATAGACAAAATAATTAAGTCAAAAAATGTGTTTTTACTGCTCGATCGAGAAAAAGAAAAATGGATAGATGTGAGATGCACCACCACAAAAATTGTTTCAGAAGACACACAAGATAAATTAAGGGATTATGAATTAACCTTTGAAATAAATAAAAAAGATGATCGTATTTACCCATAATGATTTTGTGCTGGATTTGTCGGCACATAAATTGGACTTTATAGACCAATCCGATTTGTTCTTTGATGATTTGGTCACAGAATCTTCTTATCCTTTTACCATTTCTAAAAGTTTGATGCCAAAAGAAATCAATTTAGAAAACAATTCAACGGCAATGGAGACAGGTTTTGAGGGTTGGTTATTTCGAGATGGCGATGTGCCGATTGAAGCCTCGTTAGAAATTATTTCAATTCGAGACAATGTTGAATTGGTTATAGAAATTGGAAAATCATTGATTTCAAAATTCGACACCAAATTATCTGAATTGCCGTTATATTCTGCTCCTTGCCCCGACATGTATGTTGACGCAAACCAAAAAATAAACGACACCATGCATCCGTATAATTATCCAGCCATCATCACCAAAAAATTTGATTCTTTGGTTGGCTTTCAAGGGGTTGTAAATAGAATGAGTGGTGGCATTTTTGTTCAAAATCAACACCAAGGAACTTACCCAAACATTATTCCAGACAATCAAAATATTATGCAACCACTACCCAAATTGATTCATGTGTTGCAAAAGGGTTTTGGAAATTTGGGCTTTGAGCTAAAAGGAGATATACTGACCGACGAGGAAATAAATTGTGCTTACATTGATTCGGCGGTTGATTTTATTAATTTAGCGGATTCACAAGAGTTAGATTTAAGTATTAATGGTCCCGAATATCAATCGACCGCAGTGTATAAAAACCCATTCAATAATATAGAAACAACGATTGGGTTTTATCAAAAAGAAATTCTTATTGACCGACCAGGCGAATATAGAATAACTGGCGAAATTAAGTTGAGTTCTGACGAGAATGCGTATAGTTTAATTGAACTATTTTTAGGGCAGGATTACATTTATTACAAAAAAACAAGCAATCAACAAATTCAATCAAGTAGTGGGTTTTATATAGTTTCAATAAACTTTGTGCAAAAAATTAACCCTGAAGATGTTGGCAAGAAAATAAGATTGAGAATAGAAGATAAGGTGTCGAACGACCAAAAATCTAATCTTTCGGGCAATCCAATTAGATTGCATGATTCCAACGGAACGGCTTTGGATATAGTTGAGAATCCTAAACAAATTAAATTATCTAATTATGTTCCAGACATTACATTTTTAGACTTAATTAAAATCATCAAAAAATGGAAAAAATTTGTATTTAATCCATTGGTTACAAGCAACTCAAAAGAAATTTGGATGAATTATGTGATGAATAACATCGACAAATCGAGTGCAATAAACATAACCAAATGGCAAAATAGCCTTCCTGAAATTTCGTTCAATAAAAACAAAAGTTATCTTTTTTCGTTTTCGGATCAAGAGGTAAATAAAGATTTTTTCTTTAATCAAATTTATGTGGATAAAAACGGAGAAAGAACCACAGGATTTGTAAAAGACGACAATACCATTGCCGAAGAATTAGATTTTTTGCCATTGCCTAGAAGTGTGAAAAATAATTTTGCGACAGCATTTAGGATTGACGATAGCACATCTAAATTGAGATTGGTTTTTTATGAAGGATTGACCAACGGAACGAATGCTTGTGTAAACAAAGATATTTCCATTGCCTCTATTTATAATACCTATCACAAAGATTGGTTGACAATGATTATATCTTCCGAGGAGTATAAAATGGATTTCATTGCAACGATAGAAAAAACCATCGACATAAAATCAGAATCAATTGTTTATGCTTATGGGAAACACCTAATCGTGAAAGAAGCAAATAAATCTCAAATCAATAGTACATTGAATAGAGTTACTTTGACTTGCTTGGCTTTAGAATAATTTACTCCTTAGTGCTATTGCACTATCCCTTCCTTTATTTCTAGAGGTGTACTTCTCGGTTGTAGACAAATGGCTATGTCGAGCCTGGTCTCTAACTTTTATGGAAGGAAGTCCATCGTTTAGAAGCTTTGTTATACCCGTGTCTTTCAGTGAATAAAACTGGTAAGACTTAGGTAGTTTGAGTTCTTTTTTTAACTTTAACCAGAAATCTGATATTTTTTTAGGTTTTAAAATTGTTGGACCCGATTCAAAATTGTTTGCCGAGAAAATGTAGTCGTCATTTCTGGCGTATTTAATATGATCAACGATAAACGGAATTAGTTCATTGGCTATTGTTACGGGTTCTGCCTTTCTATTTTTTGAAATGTTACTAGAAATTAAAATATAACCTTCTTTCAAAAATACGTTCTCAACCTTAAGTTTTGTTATTTCGGTTCTTCTAATAAAAAGTGAAAAGGTGAATTGGCAAAGCAACCAATAATTTAAATTAAATTTTTTAACGTGATTCGATAGGTCTAAAAGTGCGTCTTCTTTAATGCATTCCCTTTGCTTTTGGCCAACTCTCATATTTTTAAAATTATCGTCAACAGGATTTACGCTGATATAACTTTTACCTACTAAATGTTTGCCAAAATTTTTTATCCAGCTTAAATGATTGTTATGCGTTCTTGCACTCAATTCTTTTTCAACATAAATATAGTCCAAGTAATTTGCGACTAGTTTTCTATCAAATTGAGTCGTATAATAATTTATATAATTGTTTTTTGTGAGCCAGTTTTTAAAAAGATTAGCAAAAGAAGTGTATGACCTTAATGTGTCTTGTCGAATGGAATCAGATTTTTTGTCCCGTTCTTTACTTTTAACATAAGCATCAATAACTTCGACTAGGGTTGATAGTCTTTTAATGTTTTTGGCCTCTAAGAAAGGATTCCACCCTCTCAATAGTTTTTCGTTAATCTCTAAACAGATTTTTTTGGCATATCGTTCCCTTTCCCTTATTGGCTCTATTTTAGACACTCTGTGTCTTACTCTTTGGAGTTTTTGGGCAAATGGATTATTGCAGTAATAAACGATGTACCATTGATTTTTGTTGCCTTTTTGAATTTCAGCGGGCTTATAATCAATAAATAAATTGACAGAGTTTTTTTTCTCTGTAGTAGTGAAATTAGTTGTCATGTTGTGTGATTAATTGTTAAACAAATAATCACAACACTCAAACATTTAGTTGTCGCAAATTTGTCGCAGGCTCTCAAGAAAACCCACGTAAACGAGTGAAAATGAACACAAAACAAACACTTTGTAGCGGGAACAGGATTCGCCTTTAGTGAAAAATTAAAATTAACCGACTGTAAATCAAATGATTTAAAAATTAAAAATACCCTGTTTTGTCGCATATTTGTCTCGGGACAAACGCTAAAAACAGGCTCTATTATTGGTATAGAATAAATCATGGTTGCGTGAAATTTTAAATTTTGAGTTTTTTTTCTAAAAAACGGGATTATAAAAACGGATTGCCCTCTGATTTTATTAACCAGTTAAGATTCAAGTTTGGAAAATGAGTAGAGAGCCTAAAAATTGCTTTTGCACCAACTTTTGTGTTGCCTTTTATATAGTTGTGCCAAAGCCTATAGTCATCATTAATATATGAAGAAAAAGCCCTTACATTAAAGGGCTTGTTATTTTCGATACACCAATGATTTATAAGATATTTTATTTTTTCTTTTGGTATAGATTCCAGCATTTTAATTGATTGTTATTTTCCAACATATACCATATTACTCGTTTCCTCTTTTTCTACTTTACCAATCACTAAATAAATTCTTCTTATTTTCTCTATTGGTATTTCAATTGGTTGATGAATTTGTATGCCATTTTTATACATATCTTCATTAGTACTGTAAGCTATAATGTCATTTTTTTTTCCTTTGCCTAGTTTTTTGGTAATTCTAAACTCTTCTGTTTCTATTACATAGTTTCTGCCCCAAATAATCAGAGTGAAATCTTTTATTTCTCTTAATGCCAATATGCAACCGCTTGGGTATTCTACCATACTATTATTATAATGCCGTATGGCACAGGTGGCCTCTCTAAACCAATCGCCTGTATTTATATATTCAGTATGATATGCTGTTGGCTCTAGGTCTGCTGTTTGTTGAGTCCCCCCAATAGTAACCACATCATAAAAAGGAATCATATGAGTCGCATATTCTTTCGTTTCATTTTTTATCATCTCTCCCTTGCCTGTTAAAAGCCAGTCAAGACTAATTTCAGGGTAAGTTGCCACAAATTTCACAACATTATCTTCAGTTAATCCTGTGTTATGATCTAAAACACCTCTAGTTATACCAGTTTTTCTATAAAACTCACTTTTTTTAATATTCTTAAAATCAAGATATTGTAAAATATTTTTTTTGAAAAGCGAAAAATATTGCATTTTTATTTGTTTTTAAACGAAATATATCGTTATATTTGTCCTAATGTTATAACGATATAACAAACCTACAAAATAAAGATAAATGAATATTCAAAAATTTAGAAAAGGCTCTATTGTTAAAAATTTATATGGCGAAAAATTAACCGTATTAGAAGTTATAAATAACGCCACGGTTAGAACCTATGAGGAGCCGAACGATTTGTATCATCAGACAAAATTAATTGCAATTTAAAATTTCATAAAAATGGGAGTGACGAAAAATAAGGTTGATAAAAGACTGGCATTTATTAAAAAAAATAAACAAATAGGAGATTTTGCTCTAGCTGCAGAAATCATAGGTATTTCGACGGAAAATGTTCGCAATCGTCTTTTGAGAGGCAAAGAAGATGTGCTAGAGGCAATGGAAAAAGTGATTGAAAGCAGAAAAGAATTTAAGAAACAATTAACCCAAAAATAATTTTTATGGACGAAAGAAGCATTATGATGGGCTTCACTGCCGCATCTATAAACAGAATAAAACCCAAGCATTCTTTAACAGAAATACTTGAAGCCAATGCAATGTTAGGTTTGTTGGATCCATTAAAACAAGAAGATGTGCAGATTGCAAAGGTTTTTATTTGTTTGACTTGCGAGGCAAGTATCCCAAACATTTCGGACAACCATACGCCAATTGCTCAAATAGGTAATAAAAAACTATTTCTAATAGAACAATAACCCATGCAATTATCAGAACAAATCCTACAACAAACCAATGGTGGGCTGGATATTATTTTAAATTATTATCCAAATGCCAAAGAGGGTAAAAACTTTAAACTAAGAGAAGAACGAACCGCTTCGGCTTCTATAAAAAAACTGGCAGATGGCAATTATGTGGTGACTGATTTTGGATTTGATTCTGTGCCAAGAAACGCCATTATGGTAACAGCCTTTGAAGAAGGGTTAACTTATGGTGAATCTATTTTACATCTGTCTGCCAAATTAGGACTCTTAAACAAAGAGCATGTATTGAAATCTGATATTAGAAAGAAAAAACTGGCAGAAGTAGATTATGTTTTTGAACAGGGCGATTGGTATTTTAAAACAAAAAACTTTACCGATGAAGAGTTGAAAATACTAGGCCCACTGGTTACCGAAGATTTATGCAACAAGTACAATCTTTTTAGCCTAGAGTTTATGGCTAAAAAAAGCAACAATGAGGTAACAGAAATAAGATCAACAGACCACTACCCTATTTTTATGTTTGAAAACAAAGACAAGGAAGGAAAATTGTGGCAAAAAATCTATCAACCCAAAAACCAAGACAAAGCCTATCGGTTTTTTTACCCAAACGGAAAGCCAAAAGACTTTGTTTTTGGCTTAAACATAGTGGAGAAAAAATACAATGATTTACAAAAAGAAGCCGAAGTTGGCACAGAGGATAACACAAACAAAGAGGCAAAACTTGACAGAATCGTCATTGGCTCTGGCGATAGGGATTCTATAAACATTGCTTCATGCGGAGAGTTGGTTATTTGGCTAAACTCTGAAACGGAGGGTTTGAGCCCAAAGCTTTGGAAAGATTTAAATAAAATGGCTCATGCGGTTATTTTATGCCCAGACATAGACCAAACAGGAAGAGAGAAAGCGATACAAAACGGATTAAATTATTTGGATTTAACCATTGCCTGGTTACCGGAATGGTTGAGCAAAACAAAAGATTTTAGAGGTCATTTTAAAAAGGATTTTACAGATTTTGTTAAATCTTTTGGCTCCAATTCTTATACAATAACCAAAAATGTAAAAAGGCTATTTGATTTGGCCATGCCTTTAAAATTTTGGAACACTTTTATAGCTAAAGACGATGTTAAATATTACATAGACAATGTGCGTCTTTATAATTTTTTAAGCCTTTCTGGATTCAATAAGTTTGAGGCTAAAGGTGAAAAAGAAGATTATCTTTTTATTAAAAGAGAAAATCATTTAGTAACAAAAGTAACGCCACAGAACGTAAAAGAATACATCAATCAGTTTTTAGAGACAAAACAAGCCGAACTGGGTAATCATATTATGTACGGCGTTTCCAATGAATTAAGAAACACGGTTTATAACAGCTCCCGGGTGAGTGAAAATTCGTTGAGTAACTTAAAAACAATCGATTTGGATTTTAAAAATTATACCCAAAATTCACAGCTTTTATTTTTTAGTAACAAGATTTGGGAAATATCATCGGAAGGAATTATCACGAAACCACTTGACAAAACTTCGAGAAGCGTTTGGGAAGACAATGTGGTGGACAAAAAAATAAAAAGAAAGTTTGGGTATGATTTAGACCTTAAAAAAGTAAACCTGGTTGAACCTTTATTTGAAATAAAAAAAGATGAGTCAGGGAATTATGATATAGAGTTGAAAAACAACAATTGTGAATTTCTTAATTACCTAATACAAACCTGTAGAATCCATTGGAAAAAAGAACTAGAAGACGCTTTTACTGGGTTGCCTCAAAGCAAAAAAGATGACTATTTTAATGACAACAAATTCAATATTTCTGGGCCCAATTTAACTGAGGAAGAAATTTTTGAACAAAAACAACATTTAATAAATAAAATTTATGCGTATGGCTACTTAATGCATGAGTATAAAGACAAAAGCAAGGCTTGGCTGGTTTATGCCATGGAGAATAACGGCGTGGATGAAAGCGAAAGCAACGGACGAACAGGAAAATCAATTTATACAGAAAGCCTAGAGATTTGGAAAAAATCATTTATAAAAGCCTCTAGGAATCCACAAATGCTAGATGATAAACATTTCTTGGACGGCGTATCCGAAATAACCAAATATGTATTGTTTGATGATGCCGACAAGTATTTTAAATTCAGGAATTTATTTACGCACATTACCGGGAACTTTGATGTAAATCCAAAAAACAACAAACCATTTACCATTCCTTTTAAGGATTCGCCAAAAATGGCTGTTTCGTCAAATTATACTTTAAGAGATGTTGATGCTTCAACATTGGGTAGGGTCTTAATGGTGGCATTTTCAGATTATTATCACGGAAAAACCGAACAACACGCAGAACCCAAAAGTCCAGTAGATGATTTTAACCACAAACTATTTGACGATTGGGATTGTGAACAATGGAACCTTTATTTTAATTTCTGTGCTCAAGCATTGCAATTTTATTTGAGTTGCCCAGTTAAAATGCAACCACCAGAAAACATGATTCATATGAGAAACTTGGTTTCTTTTATGGGACCAACATTTAAAGATTGGGCAGATGACTTTTTGATAAATCAACTCGATGATTATCACTCCAAAGAAGATTGGATGAACCATATGAAGCAAGGAAACAAGAGTTTAAACATGACCACATCAACTGCTTTTAAGAAAAAACTGAATGCCTGGGCAGAATACAGAGGCTACATTTTAAATCCAAAAGCCTTGCAAAATACATACGATGGTAGAATTATGCGAAAAGACAATGGCGTAACCAAAGAATATCTATACATCCAAAGTCCAGATAAAGAGATAACCACCAATGACCATGATATTTTTGACACAAACGAAAAAGACGATTTATTTTGATTTTAAAGAACATCACAAGCATAAAGGCAACGCTAATAAAGAGCCAAACAGAAATATTGCTGTTTTATAACGGAATCAAATTCTGTGGCTTTTTTTTAACAAATAAGGATTTGAAGTTTGACACGCTTGATTCAATCATTAAAGATATTGCGGCACCAACAATTGATGAAGTTGGCGATTATGCAATTAAGCTAAAAGGAAGAGTTGATTATTTAATCTACACAAATGGAATCACAGATAATTTAGAATTAAAGCACAAAACATTTAAATCCACATCGTCATGGTAATACATCTCGTAAACAAAAAAAGAGTGGTGATTTTAGAAAGATTTCCACATACAGCCATTGTGCGATTTATGAAGACTGGAAACGAAATAAATGTAAAACTAGATTTAATAAAACAATACATACCCAAAAAGAAACACAACACTCAACACAATACAAACACTTAAAAAACAAACAAACAAACATGAAAATTTACATCGCAGGAAAGATAACAGGTGAACCGATGCTGTCTGTTGTCGAGAAATTTAAGAAAAAGCAATTGGAATTAGAACAGCAAGGCTTTGAGGTAGTAAACCCAGTTGAACTGGTCAATAACCCCGAAGAACAATGGGAAAAAGCCATGAAAACATGCCTAACAGCATTAATGAAATGCGAGGCTATTTGCTTACTCCCATGCTTTGTAGACAGCAAAGGAGCTTTGCTGGAACACATGGTGGCAAAAAGTTTAGGGATTATTGAATTAAATCAGGCGATATGATAACAAGAGAAGAAATTGAAACACAAAAATTGGAGGGAAACAAAGCCTATAAAAAGGCAAAAAAAATGGAGATAGAAAAAATGAAAAACGGATACGCCTATGTGCGAACAGACAAAAACACCAGGGTGTTGAGGAAGCTGAATTAGAAAATATAATAAAGCAAACAATGGAAGAAGAAAATCTTATTTATCAAACAGACCAAGATTTTATACGATTGGTAAAAGATGTGGCGGACTTCGGGATAGGGATAAAAAAATCAGCAGAAATGGTTTGTGAAACTTATAAAAGCCAACTATTAGATACACTAGATTATTAAAAATAAAACAATAAAAACAAAAAAATCATGAGCAAATCAATGTACGGAAGCATAGACTTCTCAAAATTGCTGGAAGAGGCAAAAAAAGGCAACAAGGCTTTTAAAAGAGCAGAAAACGGGAAAATTTATTTGGATATTAAACTTTGGATAAACGATGAGCCTGACACATACAACAACAATGCCTCATTGCAAAGCAATCCCAAAAAAGAAAACGCAGACCATCGGTTTTATTTTGGGAACCTAAAATACTCGGAAGTTAAACCCATTGTGCAAGAAGATATTCCTGCGGAAGATGATTTGCCTTATTGATATGAAAACTTATGTATTAATTATTTCGGAATTTTTTCCAAAAACTCATTCAAAGGCTGGACAGCCGACTGGATTTCGTTCGGCAATAAAGCAATACGAAAAAATACACACCATTCGTGGAAATTATGATTTATGGGCCAAGCGATTCGAGAAAATAAACAAAGGCGAGGCTTTTTTATCGATTCGAGTTTGGCTAGGAAAACCATATAAAAGTTTCCAGTATGAGATTCTTAGTTTAGATAGTTCAGATGGAATTGGAATAGAAAAACTTGAAGACCCTACAAATTTTGTTTATGCTCCAATTGAAGGCAAAATAGTCAATTGGGATTTAGTTGCACAAAATGATGGGATTTCCTCAGAAGATTTTAAAGAATGGTTCAAGGATTACGACCTGTCAAAAGAAATGGCAATCATTCATTTTACAAGATTTAGGTATTCTCATTTAAAAAATAATCATGATCAATAATTCAAAACAACTTGTTGTCTGTTCTTTATTTGATGGAATGAGTTGTTTCCAGTTGGCATTAAATAAATTAGGAATTAAACCAACAAAATATTTCGCAAGTGAAATAGATAAATATGCCATTGGTGTTACTATGGCGAATTTTCCTAACACCATTCAAATTGGAGATGTAAGGAATATAAAAGGTTCAGATTTAGGCTTTGTGGATATTATCGCAGGAGGGTCTCCGTGTCAAAATTTTTCCTTTAGTGGAAAAAGAAAAGGCATGAGCACGAAAAATAACATTGAAATAATTACGCTAGAGCATTATCTCGATTTAAAGAGTCAAAACTTTGAATTTGAGGGACAATCTTATTTGTTTTGGGAATACATGAGGGTTCTAAAGGAATTGAGAGAAATAAACCCTAAAATTAAATTTCTTCTTGAAAATGTAGTCATGGGCGAAAAATGGCAAAAAATACTAACCAAAGCTATTGGAATCCATCCAATAAAAATAAATTCCGCACTAGTTTCTGCACAAAATAGGAACAGACTGTATTGGACAAATATAGGATGTCAGCCTTCGGGTTTTTTCGGCGATTTAGTTTGCGCTATTCCTCAACCAAAAGACAAAGGAATATTATTGAAAGATATTTTAGAAAATGATGTTGATGATAAATATTACTTGAGCCACAAAATGTTGAGTTATTTACAAAAAAGAGCATTTGAAAGACTAGGGATTGGCAAAATAGCTCCTGCAGATAATTATATTTCTGATACCAATAGAAAGGCAAGATGCTTTACCGCTGGAGGTAATAGTGGCGGTTTGCACACTCAAATGGATTTAGTGGTTCACAACACAATGCCAAGAAGTTCTAAAACTGGCAAAGGCGGAACTGGTCATTTATCTAGAAATGATGGTAAAACTTATTGCCTAGACACAGGAAATACCAATGCAATAGAAACTCAATGTTTTGCAATGCGTGGACGAAATACTGACAATCCCAAGAGTAGAGTTTCTGGACTACCAACCGAGCAACAACTTGAACCAAGAAACGACGGGAAGACTAATTGTCTTACAAGCGTTCAAAAAGATAATTTAGTTATTAGCGGAACCTTAAGAACCCACAATGATGGAAAAGGTTTTAGAGAAGTAGTGAGCGGAAAAGGTGCAGCCATACCAGCAAGAGCGAGAGAAGATGGGAGCGGTCAAAATGTAGTTTATTCACAAGGAGATATAAGAAGATTAACACCAATTGAATGTGAACGATTACAAACTGTCCCTGATAATTACACAAATCATTTAAGCGATACTCAACGATATAAGATGCTAGGCAATGGTTGGACGATAGATGTGATTGCTCACATACTTTCTTTTTATGATAAGTAAACCGAAGATAAATGGATAAGTTATTTTTTAACCACCCTAAAAAGGTGGTTTTTTTATAGACAAAAATTAAAAAATCAACCAATCCCAACCCTTCCCAAACCCCCTACTTAAAATAACAATAATTTTTTGTAACTCTGTAACCTTTAGGGAAAGCCCGACTGTGTCTGTATTTATACTATTTTATTTTTTGTAACTAAATTTAAAGGTTACAAAAAAAATTGTAACCAATTAGAAAGAGAAGGGTTGGTTACAAAAATTATTTTTTAGAAAAATATAGGGTTGTAACTTGTAAATATTTAATTTTCAGTTACTTAAATAGCGGTTACAAAGTTACAGAAATTTCTAGCATTTATTAGACCGCAGGTATTTTTACGAAAGAAAATAAATAGTGAAAAAACTAGTTTTTGTATCGAAAAAGGCCTGTAAAAAAATGTATTTTATAAAATACATTTTTATATTTGTAAAACCCCTTTTTAAATGATTCAATTAGAAATTCCAGTAAAGCCTCATGTAAAAAAGTTTTTGCACTATAAATATGGTGCCATGTGGACACTCTCCGAAAGAGATTTTTTAGCAAGACAATCGATTCACTTACTGACACAGGAAGATAAGCGAATGTTGGCAAAAAAAGGATTGACAGAATCCTACACCGTTTATATTGGTGGTCATATCATTTCTGCTCATGGAAAAATATTTACCTATAACATCTACAAAATAAATGATTTAGTCGATGATTATTTGCGAGAATTGATTTTTAGCACAGCCTTGATGGTTAAATTTATGAGCGGAAATTCTTATAAATGCACACTTCAACAATTGCTGGACAACTTTGAGATAAACGAAGAAGATTTAAAAATTGACGGAATATTGAAGGATTTTCAACGAAAAAAGGAGCAATTTATTTTTAAAAAGAACATTGTCTTTTCCGAAACACGAAAACCCTCTAAACCAACAATTATTCCAATGGCATAAAGGACAATAAAAAAAAACTCAAAATTGTCCTTTAAAAAAATAGCATAAAAATGGAAACAATTATTTGCAACACACCCAGCGACATTATTCAGCGGACTACCCTTGTGGAGATTATTCCTGCGGAAAAATCAAATTTCACTTTTTCTAGAGTGTTTAAGAATCAGCCACTTGAAACGAATAATGTAGAAAATGTATTAAAAATTTACACACTACCAGAGGATTGTAGTTTAACCATAAAACAAGAGTTATCGAGAGCAGGAACGCATTGTCTTATAAATTCTAATTTAAGCGTTTTACCTCATGATACTTTAACTTGGGATAAATTGGATTTTTATATGGGTAGGTGGGTTGTGATGGTTTTGCACACCAATACAGAAGTCTATTTTCTTGGCACACAGGAACAACCCTTGTTTTGTTTGTTGCAATCATCCATAGACCCAAAAGAAAGCGGTTCTGAAGGCTTTTTGATTTCTATAGAAGGAAAAACCTATACAAAACCCTTGCGAGTGATTCCCAAAAAACGATTATTAGAAGTCAACTATTACGCTTTGGCTTTTCAAAATTCAGTCGCAATGAGTTTGTAGGCTTTTTTTGTCCTTTTTATATAGTTAGGAGTTTCTAAAATTTGTATTATCCAAAATAATACAAATTGAATTTAACTTATTCTCTTATAAATCAGCCTTGGTTTGCCGGCGATAGAATGGTAGCAGAAAATCTGCCGCTTTTGTATTCTATTTATAATGGAATAAAACTTCCTGTAGAAAAAGTAAATCAAGAGCAATATGCTTTTTATTCTCATTCTTTGGATGGGCAACGAATGGTGGGTGATTCGAATAAAACAGAATCGTCTGCTAAAATTTATGTTTTGCCTATCAAAGGCTCAATTACAAAATATGACCAAGAATGTGGGCCAATGGGAACACAATCTTTGATTAGGCAATTGTCGGCTTGGGAAAAAGATGAGACTATTGCTGGTGTTGTTTTGGATATTGACAGTGGCGGTGGTCAGGCGTATGGAACTGCTGAATTTCAAGATTTTTTACTGAATTACTCAAAACCAACAGTTGCTTACACTTCTGGATTGATGTGTTCGGCGGCTTATTACATTGCCAGTGGTTGTGATCATATTATTGCCAACAAAAACGCTGACTATATTGGATCAATTGGTGTGATGATGTCGTTTTTAGACACGATTCCAATGTTAGAGAAAGAGGGAGCGAAATTTTATGAATTATACGCCTCAAAATCAACAGAAAAAAACCATCGATTTAGAGAATTGCTCAAAGGAAATTCAGAAAAAATGGTTGAAGATTTGGATTATTTCAACGAAAAATTTATCGGTGCTATTTCAAGCACAAGACAAGGAATCAATAAAGATGTTTTTTCTGGTGGAGATTATCCACCCACCATTGCTTTAGAAAAAGGATTGATTGACGAAATCGGGACCATGCAAAATGCTTTTAATTATATACAAAACTTAAACAAAAAAACAAATAATATGAAAAAAACATATCCTTCGCTTTCTAATTCTTTGGGACTTACTGAAGAACTGGAGGCTACAAAAAAATTTATGTCGAACGCAACTGGAACTTTTTTACAAGAAGAGCAGTTGGATTTACTTGAAGCAAAAATTTCTGAATTAGACAAAATCAAAGCCGATTTGACTGAATCTAAAACGCTGATTGAATCAAAGGAAAAAGCATTAGCTGGTTTGACCCAAAACTTGACCGAGCAAAAACAAACCATTGATGCGTTGCAAGAAAAAATAAAATCGCAAGAAAAAGAATTGTCTAAAACCCAAAAGATAAAACTTAGCTTGGGCGAAAAAGACGAAGAGGATGATATTGTTGATCCAAACGCAGCACACAATCAAATTGCAGAAAAAATTATTAACCAAAATAAAAACTAAGAGAAATGCCAAGTATTAATATCGATCAGATAAACGACGAGTTGGTTCGATTCAAAGACCAAAATCCACAAGTGATTAGTGGGGCAGTTATGTCAAAAGAAATCACACTCAATAAATATGCAAAAACAGTAACCAAAATCAGAGGCGAATTTGCTGTGGGTAACACCGTTTTATCAAATGTGGTTTCTAGATTCAAGCCCGAGTGGGAAGAATTAGGCACGGCTCAATTGAGAGGAAAATTGCTAAAAAACTTTCATCAAAAAATCAATTTTGGGTTAATTCCTGCCGAAATTTTGGGAAGTTGGTATGAGAAGTTATATGAAGAAGGAAAGGATTTAAAAGACAAATCTATTTCTAAACACATTATGGATGTATTGAACCAAAAAATTATTTCGGATGTAGATTATTTGAGCATCAACGGAGTGTATAACTTGGTTAATGCAAACA